CCGACATGGTCAACACTAAAAATAGCATCAAGCGTGCGTTAGAAAGTGGCCGACTAAGCCTAGCCGATGTCAAATCAGAAATCCATCAACTTGAATCTGAACTTAAAAAGCAAGGTGTGGCGGAAGGCTCGTATACTACAGAAAAACAAATCTTAACTAGAATTCGCCAAATAATGTATGATCGCAAATTGTCAGGTACGGAAAGTAATGCAGGCGAATTACATAGACTAAAACAGCAGTTAAAAGATATTCGCAGTCAACAAGATGTCTCAGAAGGAATCAGTGTAGTCAAGAGCGATTACGATCTAGATCAGATGGTGATCACATTAGACATTGAAGGCAAGCGTCGTCAGTTCACTTATTGGGATTATGACGAAGACTTTGAAAATGCAGAACGCAAAGATGTATTTGATCAGCTACAGGAACAGCCTTGGTTTAAAGGTCTAGATCATCCTACTAAGATGGAGATACTAGATGCCTCATACAAAGCGATTAGAGGTGAAGATCCCAGCGAATACAAGCCTACCGTAGATGACGAGCCATTAGATATTGACGAAGGCAGCGGTACTGCCAAGTACAAGGTACGATCCATAGGTGTGGACAGCAGGGGCGATTACTATATCAGTCCCAGCACTGGAGAAAAAGTCTATAAATCAGGTGTCAAGGTTGGAGACCACGAAAATCCGAAAACCGGCAAAATAATCCCAAGCATCAAAGAGCAGTCTGATACACCAGAAGAAGAGATGGATAGAACCATCAGCGATCTACACAAGGATGTCTACGGCTTCAGACCAGATCGAGAGTTTGGCCGCGAGTGGATGGCGATGAGTTACGATGAAAAACTGAAACTTTATTACAGCATGATAGATCAGCTAGACGAGCAAGATGTCTCGGTATCCGAAGCAAAGAAAGACTCTTGTTATCATAAAGTTCGCAGCAGATACAAAGTTTGGCCCAGTGCCTATGCATCAGGAGCATTAGTGCAATGCCGAAAGAAAGGTGCTAAAAACTGGGGCAACAAGAGCAAGTGATGAAAATCAGAGAGATAGTCACTGAAGATCTGCGTAAATGGTTCAAGGACAAATGGGTAAGATTTGGACCTGACGGTAAGATACGAGGACAATGCGCCAGAGAAAAGTCGTCAGAGGGCAAACCTAAGTGTTTACCCCGATCAAAAGCGCAGGCACTCGGTAAGAAAGGTCGAGCAACTGCTGCCAGTAGAAAACGTCGTGAAGATCCTAACCCAGAACGCAAAGGTGCTGCAAAAAATGTCAGAACTAAATGATCTTAAAAAACTAGCAGGTATAAACGAATTCAAAGGTTATCAACCTTATGACGGCAGCAATATCAGCATCACAGGCAACGAAAAAGGCGAACTGATGAAGAAGCACGATATCCGACCCGGAACTCCTGAATGGTTCCAGCTTTGGTTTGCCTTGCCTTATCTAACCGGAGAGAAATTTGGAGACCAACAATGGTTGAGATAACAGATTCAGCCAAAGAAAAGATTCGAGATCTTTTGAGAGAAGAAAATGATCCCATCCTTAAATTGCGGACATTCGTGCAGGGCGGTGGGTGTAGTGGTTTCCAATATGGATTTACTTTCGATACCGATCAGAACGATGACGACTGGGAATTTGACATAGGCGAACACAAGATGTTAGTAGATTCTATGAGCATGCAATATCTACAAGGTGCTGTTATAGATTACAAAGAAGACCTAATGGGGGCTAGTTTCAGCATTAAAAATCCCAATGCACAGACCACTTGTGGTTGCGGGAGCAGCTTCAGTGTCTAACGAATATCCCGTATATCCAGAAGATGACGGATACGATCTTCCGAAAAATCCCTATAGCCCGGTATGAAATTTAACGAATTCGCGATAGTAGAAAAAAAGCGTAAACGTAAAAAGCCTCGTTGGGCCGCCTACGGTCCAGGACCGTTCGGTGGTTATGGATATCTTACAGGCTACAGCGGCGACGGTGGCGGCGACGGCGGAGTAGGAGAAGCCAGCTACGAAGGCAATCTAGGCATGATGGAATTGGCCAAATTCTTTAAGATCGCTGACGATGCCAAGAAAAAGCTTTTCCAAGATCTGCTAGAAAAGAACAAACGTGGTCTAGCTTGGAAACTGGTACAAGATACCGTTGGCGTGAAACTACAGGGACGAGAATTCCAAACAGACGAGGGGTGGCGAGACACATTAGCAGGACTGGCACTAGGAGCAGGAGTCGCGCTAGGTGGTATGGGGGATGCAGAAGCACACACGGTAAAGAAAGGCGACACCGTGTATTCCATAGCTAAATCACAAGGTGTAGATGTCAAAGACATCGCCAAGGCCAACAAACTAGATAAAGATTTTACTATCTCACCTGGACAGAAGTTGGTAATTCCAGGAAAAGATAAAAAACCTGCTGCGGAAAAGAAAGTAGAAAAGAAAAAGATAGATATCAGCAAAACGCTAACAGGAACCACCCACGAAGCTGTGCTGACAAGAACAGCCAAAGCAGCAGGTATAACTGACCCCATAGAGCTGGCAGCATTCCTAGCACAATGCGCCCACGAGAGCCACGACTTTCAATCTATGGTCGAATACGGTGGCAGTCTAGACTTCCGCAAATATGATCCCAAGTATGCTCCTAAAAAAGCTCGGGCCTTGGGCAACAAGAAAGCAGGAGACGGTGCAAGATATAAGGGTAGAGGATACATACAGCTCACCGGTAGATACAATTATAAGCGGGCTGGCGAAGCCCTGGGACTTCCTTTAGAACAGAAACCCGAGCTAGCAGAAAAACCAGAAGTGGCTGCTAAGATCGCTGTATGGTTCTGGAAACAGCGTGTACAGCCTCGTGTAGACAATTTCAACGATGTACGTGCAGTAACCAAACCTATCAACCCGGGGCTGAACGGGCTAGAAGATCGCAAAGAAGCGTTCGTGGATTTCAAGAAATTTAAGATGGCAGCGAAATGAGAGCTAGAGAATTTATCATAGAATTAAAAATAACCGATAATGATGTCAGAAGAATCATTAAGGATCGATTAGCCATCGATGCAGAAACAGGCACAGAAGCTATGCGTTTGGCTATAGATAAAATATCCGAATTTCCTAAAACACTATATGTTCGATCTCAAGCTAATCAATTGATGATGCTTTATAAACAGGCTAAGATGAGTATAGGTGGGAATTATTATAAAAAACTAAACAAACTCACCGAAAACTTTGCTGATGGTAAACGCAAAGGCAAGAGCCGCCCTGGGAGAGTGAAACGGGCTGGCGCCAGCTGCAAAGGATCAGTCACAGATCTACGTGCTCGAGCTCGCAAGTACGGTGGGGAAAAGGGCAAAATGTATCATTGGTGCGCCAATATGAAAGGTGGTAAGAATAAATAATACATCATGAGAATAAATGAAATAATCATCGAATCTGAATTAGACGAAGGCTGGAAAGAAAAACTAGCGGCCGCGGGTCTAGCTGCTACGATTGGACTAGGTGCAGCGGGAGGTGCACAGGCCAGAGTGCTACCGGGACAAGATCCCGACGTTAATCGATTAACTGGTAAACCTGTAGCAACACAACAAGTACAGAAGGACACTGATAAAAAAGATGTAAAGCAGGGATTCAGCAAAGAGTACCTACAAAAAGTCGTTAATGATGAACTTCCAAGGCCCATGATATCCAAAGAAAAAGCCCAGGAACTGCTGGATAAAATGAGCGATCTAGATCCTGTCAGTCCTGACGAAGCTGGTAAAATCATACTGAAAAAACGCTCTATGGAGAGTTTATCTCGTAGAACACAGACAATCAAAGAAGCAGGATCAGAGGGTTCAACGGTATCGGGAATGATAGGATCTTTTCCTAATCCGCACATCAGCCCAGGGCCCGCTAGAGGTAAAAGCAGTTATACAGGAAAACCCGGGCAGAGTGGTACTAAATCACCACCGCAGCCCAAGCCCAAAAAGCAAAAACCCACGGACAACGCCCTGGATATGAAGACCAGCTTGTTCGGTGAAGGTGGCGCCATAAAGAGATAAATACAAATACCAGCCAAGGAATATTAACATGGATTTTAAATCACTGATCTCAAAAATCGAAAGCATCGATGGAAAAATCGAAACCCCTGCAGCTCCCAAGCTAGCAGATCCTGTGTTCTTAAACGAAGATGCTAGCCTGCGTGTACTAGCAGGAGTGACCGCTCTAAGTGAGGAACTTAAAAAAGTCGGTGACAAGACTACCACACACAAGGGCGGAACCGTAACTAAAACTGCCACTGGCGTCAAGCATGAAAAGAAAGACGACTACGACGGCGAAGATCATTCAGAACCTGCCCAGCAGAAAGCCAGCAAAGCAGGCATGTCTGGTGCAGAGCGCAGAGAGCAAAAAGCTGCTGACAAAGCAGAAGAAAAGAAAGGCAAAGAGTGGGAAAAGAAACACGGAAAAGGATCAGTTACTCGTCACAAGATGGAAACAGTTGAGATCGATGCTGACAAGTTCAAATCTAAATTTTCCAAGATGGTAGAAGCTAAAAAGGCCAAAAAAGATAAAAAAATGGAAGAAGGTTCCAAACCTGATTTCTTAGATGTTGACAAAGACGGTGATAAAAAAGAGCCAATGAAGAAAGCTTCCAAAGAAGCAGACAAAGGCGAAGACAAGAAAGAAACCAAAGGTCTTTCTGCCAAGCAGAAAAAACTTCCTCCTGGTTTACAGAAAGCTATCGCCAAAAAGAAAGGCACAGCTGAAAGCGTAAAGACCGCTAAGAAAGTTGTAGCTGAAAGTGTAGAACCAAAGATGAGCTTCAAAGATATGATCAAGCTGGTACGAGAAAGCGGCGGACAGCAGGCGATCGATCCAGTAGATCAAACTCTATGGTCGTGGGCTAATCGTGTGGCAGCCAGCAAAGTGCAAGAAAGCCAGAAAGCAGAAATTTTCGCTGCTATGATCTATGAGCGCAACGGTGGACGTTTTGAGATGTACGACGTTTTAGCTGAAGATCAAAAGTAATTTAGCCAAACGCTAACAGAAAGCCAGTCATCCATTGACTGGCTTTTTTTATGGCTATATAATTGTCCTATAAGGAGAATTTATATGGCAAAGATGTACGGTCCCGAAGAAAAAGCTAAACTCGAGCGTTTGATCACAGAAGGTTCTAATGTTCTGCGTGAAGTAGAAGATCTGCAAGAAGGGCTCAAAGAAACGGTCAAAGCTGTGGCAGAAGAGCTACAGGTCAAACCTAGTATCATCAACAAAGCGATTCGTATCGCACACAAAGACAATTGGAAGAGCCACGAAGAAGAATGGGATGAAATCGAGATGATTCTAGGTGTCACAAAGCGATTGCCCGAAAAGGAATAAATGGATCATATATCAAATGCAATCGTTGATATTTACAAATGGGCAGAAAGAGATTATCGTGAGTGGCCGTTTCGATTTGTGGTGGAAATTTTTGCTTGGGCTATTAGCATTGGTTGTAGCATTACTATGGCTCTTACCGTCCCTACCCCTCCTTTACTCGTCTTATATCCTATTTGGATTATTGGTTGCAGCATGTATGGTTGGGCTGCTTGGACTCGTGGCAGTTTCGGTATGCTTGCTAATTATCTGTTACTTGTCACTATCGACACCGTAGGCCTGATAAGAATGATAATTAATTAATATAGATGGTAGGCGAGGCCATAAACCGCATCGTGGGTATTTGAGAGCCGCAAATCTCAAGGAGAAAAAATGAGTTACGTAGATGGTTTCTATGATCGCGAGGATGACATCATCCGTGTGGTCGAACGCAATGACAAAGGTGAAAGGCATTATAAAGATTATCCTGCCCGACACATTTTCTATTATCATGATCCCAAAGGCAAGTTCCAGAGCATCAAAGGCGAACCGTTAAGTCGTGTAACCTGTAAAAATATCAAAGAATTCCGCAAAGAGCTGGCCATACACAGCAATAAAAAACTGTATGAATCCGATATCAATCCGATATACCGATGTCTAGAAGATCATTATCTCAATGTTGATGCTCCTAAACTAAATGTAGCGTTTTTCGATATCGAGGTGGACTTTGATCCGGATCGAGGCTACGCCAGTCCCGATGATGCATTCATGCCGATCACTGCTATCGCTGTACATCTGCAATGGTTAGACACGATGATATGTCTAGCGATTCCTCCTAAAACCATGAACATCATCGAGGCCAAAAAGGCTGTAGAAGAATTCCCCAATACCATATTGTTCGAAAACGAAGCAGATATGCTAGATTCATTTCTCGATCTCATCGAAGATGCCGATGTGCTAAGTGGTTGGAATTCAGAAGGATTTGATATACCGTACACTGTCAACCGTGTGACCAAAGTGTTGTCCAAAGAAGATACCCGTAGGTTTTGTCTATGGAATCAATTCCCCAAGAAGAGAGAATATGAAAAATACGGCAAGACCGCAGTAACATACGATCTTATCGGCCGAGTACACTTAGACAGCCTCGAACTATATAGGAAATACACCTATGAAGAACGGCATACCTATCGACTAGATGCGATCGGTGAAATGGAAATCGGTGAGAATAAAACAGTCTACGAAGGAACATTAGATCAATTATACAACAACGACTTCCGCAGATTTATCGAATATAATCGACAAGACTGCGCATTGCTAGATAAATTAGACAAGAAACTTAAATTTCTCGATCTCGCTAATACACTGGCGCATGAATGTACAGTACTGCTGCAGACCACTATGGGTGCTGTGGCTGTCACTGAACAGGCCATCATCAACGAAGCTCACAAGCGTGGTATGATCGTTCCCAATCGTGTTAGTCGTGAAGGATTGGATACACAGGCCGCTGGTGCTTATGTGGCGTTTCCGAAAAAAGGTATCCACGAATGGATCGGTTCCTTAGATATTAACTCACTATATCCTTCGGCGATTCGTGCCCTTAACATGGGTCCAGAGACCATCGTAGGGCAGTTGAGACAAGATGGAACTAAAGATTATATCGCGTCGGAAATGGGCAAGGGCAAATCATTCGCTTCTGCTTGGGAAGGCGTGTTCGGTAGTTTAGAATACACTGCAGTAATGAACAGAGAAGTAGGCAGAGAAATCACCATAGATTGGGAGGGTGGTGGCAGTGATACTTTAAGTGCTGCACAGATCTATGATTTAATCTTTGAAAGCAATCAACCGTGGATGCTCAGTGCTAATGGCACTATCTTCACCTATGAACGAGAAGGTATCATTCCCGGACTGTTGAAGCGTTGGTATGCTGAACGCAAAGACATGCAGGCCAAACTCAAAGAATGTATTGCAGCAGGCAACAAGATTGAAGAAGAATATTGGGACAAGCGTCAATTGGTCAAAAAGATTAACTTAAACAGCCTCTATGGTGCTATCCTTAATCCTGGTTGTCGTTTCTTTGACAACCGTATCGGGCAATCAACAACATTAACTGGACGAGCTATCGCCAAACACATGGCGGCGAAAGTTAACGAAATTATCACCGGAGAATACGATCACGTTGGTAAAGCAGTGATCTACGGTGACACAGACTCTTGTTATTTCTCTGCGTATACCACGCTAAAGAAGGACATCGAGAAAGGCGTAATTCCTTGGACCAAGGAATCTGTTGTTGAACTCTACGATACTATAGGAGAAACTGTAAATGGCACGTTTGTCAAGTTTATGTCTGACGCCTTCCACTGCCCAAAAACCAGGGGCGAAGTCATCAAAGCAGGTCGCGAGATTGTTGCTTCCAAAGGATTATTCATTACGAAAAAGAGATACGCAGTCTTGTATTATGACAAAGAAGGAAAACGATCAGACATCAACGGAAAGCCAGGCAGCATCAAAGCCATGGGACTCGACCTCAAGCGTTCTGACACGCCGGTGGTCATCCAAGACTTCTTGAGCGAAGTGTTGACCAGAGTTCTAAACGGTGCTGCGAGGGAAGAAGTTTTGGAATACATCACAGACTTCCGCACTGAATTTAAAACTCGGCCAGGTTGGGAAAAGGGATCGCCTAAACGTGCGAACAATATCACAGAGTATGCTGCCAAAGAAAAGAAATCTGGAAAGGCAAATATGCCAGGCCATGTTCGAGCTTCTCTAAACTGGAATACACTCAAACGCATGTTTGATGACAAATATTCTATGAATATCGTTGACGGTATGAAAGTCATAGTATGCAAAGTTAAAGATAATCCTATGAGCTATACTTCAGTGGCTTATCCTGTAGACGAGCTCAGGCTACCGCAATGGTTTAAAGACTTGCCTTTCGATGACAGTGAAATGGAAAATACTGTTATCGACGAAAAGTTAGAAAATCTCATCGGAGTACTAGAATGGGATATCAGCAGCACACGCAGTGACAATAATTTTAAAAAATTATTTGATTTTGAATGATTTCGAGGTTGATTTTCATTCCAGATCTAAATATAATCTTAATATACTAATGGAGAATTCTCAATGAAGGACATTTTACAAGACATCGTAAGCCATACACAAAACCTAGGCTTTCTAACCACAGTTAAAATCACAGGCGCAGAAGACAAAACAGAAATGTTTAGCATGGCCGATGATCGTTCGGTGATTATGACAGCAGAAACTGCCAACCCATATCCCGATATGATCGGTACATTTGGCATGCCGCAGTTAAACAAGCTCAAGTATCTTTTAGACGGTGCTGAATACAAAGAAGATGCCAAGATCACTATCACTAACGCAGAACGCAACGGTGAAACTATTCCGGTCGGTATTCACTTTGAAAACAAAGATGGAGACTTCAAGAACGACTATCGTTTTATGAATCAAGAGATCATCAACGAAAAGATGAAAACTGTAAAATTTCGTGGCGTTAAATGGGATGTCGAGGTAGATCCTAGCGTTTCTGCGGTGCAACGTTTCAACTTCCAAGCTGGTGCTAACAATGAGCACCCAACATTTCTAGCTAAAACAGACAGTGGAAATCTAAAGTTCATCTTTGGCGATGCTTCCACCCACGGTGGAGAGTTCGTATTTGCTATGGGTGTCGGTGGCGAACTCAAGCGTGGTTGGACATGGCCTGTTCTTCCAATCCTTAGCATTCTTAAGATCGCAGATGTCAACAATACCAAAATGGCTTTAAGCGACGAAGGTGCCATCCAAATTACTCTAGACAGCGGACTCGCTACTTACAAATATATCATTCCGGCGCAGGCAACATGATGAAAGAGTGGCGAGATGCCGAGCATAAGGTATCCTATTATTATCTCAAAGATAC